GGTGAAATAATGTCTAAATTTACTTTTGTTTGTCAGGAAGAATCTATGCCTTTTGTGCATAGTATTCAATCTAAAAGAACCGTTGAATTCAATGCAGAAACATTGGGTGATATTGTAAACGAATTCGAAATGTTCTTGCGTGGTGCAGGATTTCATTTTGAGGGTCACTTGGATATCGTCAATGAAGATGATTTTAATCAATTCGAAGATGAAGTAGATGACCAAGAAGAATCGAATCAACGATGGGCATCAACAGTTCATTCTCTAATGAATCCTCCTAAATTTCGTGCAAATGGATGTGAAGTCTGTGGGCTTGACAAAACAATGATGAAGTCGCATAATTGTTATGATGATAATTGTCCTGTTCACGCACCAAAGTCAGTATGCACAAGTGAGGCATAATGCCAACAAAAGATGAAATGGCAAAATTTGCCAAAGCCATTGATGCTCTTGTTTCTAAAACCGATTACAATTACATCGAAGCAATTGTTGAATACTGTAAACAAACAGGACTTGAAATAGAAGTGGCGGCAACATTAGTAAATGCTAACTTGAAGTCTAAGTTAGAAAATGATGCCATGGACAATAACATGTTGAAAGAAAAAAGTTCTCGTTTACCCCTATGACTGGTTATGAAGCATTTGGATTATATCAATCACTAAAACTACATTTCACACAAGAGTCCTACGATTTCTTCAAGTATAATGGCAAGTCCAATATAAGTGTCACGGCATTTGAGAATCGTAAGGACAAATACCACTTTTACAAACTTTCTAGGAAGTATTCCAACAAAGAGGAACTTACCGATTTCATTGTTGCCAATATGTTGGTGAGTGATAAATCTTGGGTTGGAGACTTGTTAAGTGAAGATGCTGATGTGAGATATAGAACACGAAAGAAAACTCTCCAAAGTCTTTCCTATGTGTTTGAGAATGATTGTAGAACCATATTTGAAGGTCTGGATGACCCAAATTCAGTAATCAAAACCGATGGTGATTACCCGGTATTGTTGACGAAAACATTGCGTGGTGAAGTATCAATTGAAACTCTCTGTATTCTTAATCACATTTTGAATTTCTTTCCAATGTGGAATAGAAAAATTACCGATACAATTCGATGGCCTGATTTTAGGCGTAAGTGTGAAAAGTATGCCTCATTTCTACCACAAGATGTTGTAAAATATAAAATGATACTCAAAAAGGTTTTGACATGAAGAAATTATACCTTGATATGGATGGCGTCCTCTCTGATTTTGAAGGTGCGTTTTCTGGTAACTATGGTCCAGACACCTTGAAACAAAGAGACAAGAAATTGTGGACAGAAGAATGGCCTGATTTCATTCTAAACAAAAAAGGTTTTGAAACTTTACCTTGGTGGCCAGGTGGTCAAGAAATGGTGAAGTTTGCAAAAGAACTTGCCAAAAAAGGAATTGAAGTTGAGATTCTTACTTCATCTGGTGGTGAAAAATACCATAGTGAAGTGCAAGAACAAAAAATTGCATGGCTAAAGAAAAATGGTATTGCATTTAAACCAAATGTTGTACCAGGTCGTAAGCATAAAAAAGATTATGCAGGACCAGGCATCGTTTTGGTTGATGACACCAAAGATGTTATTGATGCTTTCAATAAGGCAGGCGGCATCGGTATACTTCACAAAGATATCGGTGAAACTATTGAAAAACTTAAAACCCTGCTAGCATGAACACTAAATATAAGATACATTATGTTTATGTGGATAAGTCGTTTATATACCGTTAATACTCCGTTTATACGAAAGGAAATACAATGAGTTCATTTGCTCAACTAAAGCGCAATCGCACCGATTTGGACAAACTCACAAAGGCGATTGAAGCTACCACCCAAACCGCAGAAGCCGGTTCAAAAGAAGATACCCGATTTTGGCAACCAGAAGTAGATAAAGCAGGTAACGGCATGGCTGTTATTCGTTTTCTTCCTGCTCCTGCAGCCGATGGTGATGATGCATTGCCTTGGGTTCGTGTCTTTTCTCACGGGTTTCAAGGACCAGGCGGTTGGTACATTGATAACTGTCTAACCACACTCAATGAAAAATGTCCAGTTTGTGAACATAACAATACACTATGGAATTCTGGCATCGAAGCAAACAAAGATATTGCTCGTAAACAAAAACGCAAACTATCTTACATTGCAAACATTCTCGTAATTTCTGACCCAAGTAATCCTGCCAACGAAGGACAAATCAAATTGTTCAAGTTTGGTAAGAAAATTTTCGACAAGATTACAGAAGCAATGAATCCTGAGTTCGCTGATGAAGAAGCAGTCAACCCGTTTGATATGTGGGAAGGTGCAAACTTCAAATTGAAGATTCGTAATGTTGAAGGTTATCGTAATTATGATAAATCAGAGTTTGCTGATAAGTCTGCACTCTTTGATGGTGATGATGCAAAACTTGAAGATTTGTGGAAGAAAGAATTTGGTTTGAAAGAGTTCTCTGAAAAGAAACAATTCAAATCATATGAACAATTGAAATCTCGCCTCGACAAAGTTCTTGGCTTTGATGGTGCGACAACTGCACCTAAAACAAAGGCAGCAGATTCAGTAGTTTCTTCTATCAAAGATGAAGATGTATCTGTAATCGATAAAGCAATTGCGGAAGATGATGACGATTTGAATTACTTCAAATCTCTTGCAGAATCCAATTAAAAATTCCCATGCAAGTGCGAACCCGGCCTAGTGCCGGGTTTTTTTATGCCACTCTGGAAGTTAATACTTGTGCAGTAGAAGGTGCAGGTGCTTTGTTTGGATTGCCTGCCGATGCAACCTCAGTTTTCTTCACCACTTGATTGTTTGTTGTTGGTGCATTTACAATAATTGGTGTTTGAGGTTTCTGTTGAGCTCTCTGGTCTGCGGCAACACTCGCAGAAGATGATGCTATTTGTGAACCTTGTGTTTTTGGTGTTGGTGAAATCATTTCTGTTTTACCAGAAGAAACATCTGTTGCTTTTCCTGTCTTACCCGCAACTGCGATTGGTGCACCCGGATTATTTGGATTGTCGGGTGTTGGTGCGGCACCATTTGGTTGCACATGCCAATCTTCACCTGGTACTGGTCGAATCAGACCAAACGCTTCTAACCAACCAGTAGGTTTGTCTCTTGGACCTGCAAGTGTATTTAAACCTTCCGCACCTTTTGAGTTAATGTCAACTGCAAGTCCTTGTAAGTGTTGACTGCCTTTACCATTACCAAGAGGTGGCATAGGTTCTGCAACTTTTTGTCTAGTTAACGCAACATTACCACCATTTGCGGCAAGCGCTTGGTCGAACAATTCTTTTTGTTTCTCGTTACTACGATAACCTGATGTGATGAGAAGTGACTTACCTGTTTTTGCCTTAAAGTCAGCTGCCATAGCGGCAACTCTCTTTTCAAACTCCGATTGGAATCCTGTAATATCTACACCAGACTGTGTTTTGACTAATGATGCAAGTGAACCGCCTCCCGATGGAGTGGCACCACCACTTGGTGCAGAAGGTGCGGGTGCGGCAACTTGAATTGGTTTCGTATCAACTCCACCAGGTCCCATTTTAGATGGCGCACCACCAAGTCCATCACGAATCATTGCAACAATAGTTTGAGCACGACCTTTAACTTGTTGATACCATTGACTATCTGTTAATTCTTCGGCTGCCTTTTTGAAATCTCCTGCGGCAAGTGCAGCAGAGGCATTTTTGAATTTTTTGTACCATGCACCACCCATATTAAATGCAAGGTCAATTAAAGCTGCACGACCTTTTTCATTTGCTCTATCGTAACCAGGTGTTTTCTCTGCCTGTTTTTTGTGATGTTCATAATCTTTTGCAAACAGAGCATCAATCTCTGCCATTGTGAATTCTCTGTTCCATTCAGGTGGTAAAGATTTTCCATCACCAATTAAATGTCCTACACCAACTGTCCACAAACCAAGCGAATCTTTGTATGGTTTTGTTCTCACACCTTCATGTTTCTTAATCATTTCCATAATCCACTTGTCATCGCCAGTAGGAGTAGGAACTTTAGGTGCAGCTTCTTTTGTTGGTGCAGTAGGTGGTGCAGCTGCAGGTACTGATGGTGGTGCTTTTACAGGTTTGCCGGCTGCGGCCTGTGCTTGTGCTGCCTTTAATTCTTCTTCAGCAACTTTGGCGGACTTTTGTTCAAGTCCCATTCTACTACGGACAATTTCATCTTCGCCCGTGTATTGTGCTTTCTTTTCCGCTTCTCTGAGTTTTCTTAAAGCATCTTCTCGTCTTGCAAGTTCTTCTTCGTTTTCTTTACGAATTCTTTCCGCTTCTTTATCAACAGGAACTTCTATTGCTTTAGGTTTTGGTGGTTTTGATATGAAAAATTCTTTTACTACGGCAAACTTTTCTGCAAACCAATCTGAAAATCTACTAAAGAAATTAGATACTGCCTCTGTAACTGGCTTGAAAAACTCTGCAACACTATCCATGAAACCAGAAACATCATCTTTACTGATTAAACCAAATGTGAAGAAATCTACAATCTCTCCAATACCACCTTTAAATGCTTCCCAAATAGAACCTGTTTCTTTCCATTTTTCCCATGCACCAGTAAAACCTTGCCACAATGTAGTGATGATTAAAGCGGGTAATGCCAATCTACCCAAAATTCTGATGAAGTTTTTTGGAGAGAAAAGTGTTTTTAATCCTTTTACTAAGTTACCTTTGATACTCGAAATCTT